GGATATGAGAATACCTATGTGGAAATGGATTTATGATAATAAAGATTTATTTCATGTAGAGAAAGAATCTTTAGAAGAACAAGTATCTAAATTTTTCAGTAGTTTAGGTGCTGTCTTTGCTACTCTTGGATCCGCAGGTATCACAATCTACAGGTTTATCAAGGCTGGACTTTGATTTCTTATTTGCAGCATCAACACCAAAAGTTGCCAAAGCAGAAGTAAAGACGGATGCTATGAAAGTAGCATCCATTTTTTTTAAGTAATCCATATAATTAAGAGTCAATAAGGTAGCAGACCATCCAAGAATGATTAATCTAATTGCGGTGAATGAACTGATATTTTTCATCTTCCTTCCTGCTTATGAATCCAAGTCTTAAGTTCGTGAAGATATTGTCTTAATATATCTGCTTTTTCTAGATGCCACAAATCACCACTCTTGAAGTACTCTTGAGTGTGATTATCAATTGCTTTTAGAATATTGTGTATCGGTGCGTTCCAAGGCTCACGTTTTGGAGTATTCCACTCTCGTGGCATAATTCCTCACTTCTTCTTGCCACCATTCTTTGCTTTTTTCGCAGTCGCATTACCTTGATTTTGTTTTGAAGGTCCTTTCTTGCCCTTCTTGTTAGGCGACTTAGCCATTAGCAGTCCTTATGACACAAGAGTATTTAGGTCCTTGACACCATTCTAGGAAAGTGGTATGATAAATACATCAACACATTAAGGAATGTTACAGTTCATTAATGTTTGCGACTCCCACTAACCGAGACCTATGGGGAGTATAAAAACGTCTCTCATACCCACACTGGAGGGTGGTGTGGGATATAATGTATTTGTTCGTACCCCCGAACTATTACTTACCCTTTAACGAAAAATGACTGCTACAATTTCACGTCAACAACAATCAAACACTTGGCAACAGTTCTGCGAGTGGGTTACTTCAACTAACAATCGTCTATATGTTGGTTGGTTTGGAACTCTTATGATTCCTACCCTGCTTGCTGCTACTATTTGCTTCATCGTTGCCTTCATTGCTGCACCTCCTGTAGACATTGATGGCATTCGTGAACCCGTTGCTGGTTCACTCATGTATGGAAACAACATCATCTCTGGTGCTGTTATCCCTTCGTCCAATGCTATTGGACTGCACTTCTATCCCATCTGGGAAGCTGCCTCTCTCGACGAATGGCTATATAATGGTGGTCCGTTCCAACTGATCGTCTTCCACTTCTTGATTGGTATCTATGCTTACATGGGTCGTGAATGGGAACTTTCATACCGTCTTGGTATGCGTCCTTGGATCTGTGTTGCTTATTCCGCTCCTGTTGCTGCTGCTTCTGCGGTGTTCCTTGTTTATCCTTTCGGTCAAGGTTCCTTCTCTGACGCAATGCCTCTCGGAATCTCGGGCACGTTTAACTACATGCTCGTCTTCCAAGCAGAACACAATATCCTTATGCATCCGTTCCACATGCTTGGGGTTGCTGGGGTATTTGGTGGCTCTCTCTTTAGTGCTATGCACGGAAGTCTGGTCACGTCTTCACTCGTTCGTGAAACAACTGAAAACGAATCGCAAAACTATGGATACAAGTTCGGACAAGAAGAAGAGACCTACAACATCGTTGCCGCTCACGGATACTTCGGACGACTCATCTTCCAGTATGCGTCCTTCAACAACTCTCGCAGTCTACATTTCTTCCTGGCTGCTTGGCCTGTCGTTGGTATTTGGTTCACTGCTCTGGGAGTTAGCACGATGGCATTCAACCTGAACGGTTTCAACTTCAACCAGTCTATCGTTGATTCTCAAGGTAAAGTGATCAACACTTGGGCTGATGTGCTGAACCGTGCTGGTCTTGGCCTAGAGGTGATGCATGAGCGCAACGCCCATAACTTCCCTCTGGACTTGGCAGCTGCAGAAGCGACTCCAGTTGCTCTTACTGCTCCAAGTATTGGATGAGTTTAGATAAAATCTGAACATTATCACCTACTAATCCGAGAGCAGTGTTGCAATTATTACACAACACTCCTCGGATTTTTTCTGTAGTATGGCAGTGGTCAATACATTTCTTTTCTGTAATGTCTCTGCCACATACTTGACAACTATCGTGCTTCATTAATTCTTGATACTCTGTCTCAGAAAGATTAAATTTTCTTCTCATGTATTCATGGGGTTTATAATATTTTTTTCTTACTGATGTAGAACATTCTTTGCATTTTGATTGGTGGGATATTTTCCCAGTTTTTAAAGTTCTCTTATGAAAATGATTAAAAGAAAGAGTTCTATTACATACACTGCAGAGTTTCATATTTGTAATGCGTATTTTCCATACTTATTTAGGAGGAATAAATGGTTTCATCTACAATTTCTCAACCTATTCAACAGAGAGGGTGGTTCGATGTTCTCGATGACTGGATTAAGCGTGATCGGTTTGTTTTTGTCGGTTGGTCTGGCTTACTACTATTCCCGACTGCTTATCTCGCTCTTGGCGGGTGGCTTACAGGGACCACCTTCGCAACTTCGTGGTACACCCATGGAATTGCGAGTTCATATCTTGAGGGGTGTAACTTTCTTACTGCTGCTGTATCTACTCCTGCTGATGCTCTCGGACATAGCCTTTTACTCCTTTGGGGTCCTGAGGCTCAGGGAGATTTCGTCCGTTGGATCCAACTTGGGGGACTCTGGACTTTCGTGGCACTTCACGGAGCCCTCAGTCTTATAGGATTCATGCTCAGGCAGTTTGAGATTGCTCGACTGGTTGGCATCCGTCCTTACAACGCAATCGCATTCTCTGGTCCTATCGCAGTGTTCGTCAGTGTATTTCTGATGTATCCTCTGGGACAATCCAGTTGGTTCTTTGCACCTTCCTTTGGTGTTGCTGCTATCTTCAGGTTCCTATTGTTCCTTCAGGGTTTCCACAACTGGACTCTCAACCCCTTCCATATGATGGGAGTTGCTGGTATACTGGGTGGAGCACTTCTCTGTGCAATTCACGGTGCTACTGTAGAAAATACCTTGTTTGAAGATGGTGACCAAGCAAATACGTTTAAAGCATTTGAACCTACGCAAGAAGAAGAGACTTACTCGATGGTTACTGCTAATAGATTCTGGTCTCAAATCTTTGGGATTGCTTTTAGCAATAAGCGTTGGCTTCATTTCTTTATGCTTTTTGTTCCCGTTATGGGTCTTTGGACATCTAGTATTGGGATTATTGGTCTTGCCCTTAATCTACGTGCTTACGACTTCGTAAGTCAGGAGATTAGAGCAGCAGAAGATCCAGAGTTCGAGACCTTCTACACGAAGAACATTCTTCTGAACGAAGGTCTTCGTGCCTGGATGGCTCCTGTAGATCAACCTCATGAAAACTTTGTATTTCCAGAGGAAGTATTGCCCCGAGGCAATGCTCTATGATATACTCGGAGGGGAAACCCTCCTTTTTTAATGATCAGTTCTGAGACACCATATAAACTTGCTGAGATTATCCGAGATACTTGGCCTCAGTTATACCCACTAAATAATTTTCAAAACTTAACAAATAATATGAAGTTTACAGTTTATTCAAAAGACGGTTGCCCATATTGCACAAAAGTGCAGCAGGTGCTACAATTAGCAGACCTGCAACATGTAGTGTACAAACTGAATACTGATTTTACTAAAGAAGAATTCTATGCAGAATTTGGTGAGGGTTCTACATTCCCTCAAGTAATTGCAAATGATCAACACATCGGTGGTTGTACCGATACAGTTCAATACCTTAAGGAGCAAAACTTAGTTTAATGGAAACTAATTTTCACGAAGTTTATAACGATGTTGAAAAGGCAATTGACTATGCATTTCAGGGAAAATTTGTTCTCAAATTTTACGATTACCTTAAAGTAAAAGGTATTAGAAAGTTTGAGGTTGAAGAGTTTATTGAAAGTTCTACTGCTTCAAACATCAGTAATGTAGTAATGGATCTTGATGATTATCTTGAAGGTGGTGCTGATGAGATTCATAAACAACTTCGTGAAGCTTATGGTCACATCCCTAAACCAGAAGCACGAAAAATAAGAAACTATTTGTACGGCATCCTTGAAGATGCTTGGAAGTATAATCATGACAAAAGAAAGGGGAGACGCAAAAAAGAAACTAAATAACTCTGAACCCGAGATCAATCGGGGTGTGGAATTATTGTTAAGAAAACGGAGGAGGAAATCTGAAGAACCAAAGACATTCCAAATGAGATTTGGTAAGATGATTTCTCTCTTTCGACGAGAGATACACATACAATTCGAATTTCATTTGGACATTCGGAAAAAGTAACTCTCGGAGAAAGAAAAATGTTAGCAGTAACACTCACCATCGGCACTCTTGTTTCAGTGATGTTCTTTTTTGTTGGTGGAGTAATTGGATGGATGGCCAAGCAACATTTCTATGAGAGCTCATATCCCTCTTATACGCACCCAGAAATGTTTGATCAAAATGGAAACTTAATTCCAGACGAAATTTTAGCAGTGAGATTTGAAAATGACTACGAATACGACGACGAAGAAGAGGACGACTAGTAGAGCAAAAAAACCTACAGCAACCTCTACTCAACCAAAGGAGATTAAAAAACTTCCTCCTAATCCTTTTATGAATGAGATTTTAGATCTCATTCAAGAGCAAGAGACTGAAGAAGATAAGATTAAAATCCTTCAAGAGTATGCAAATGATGCTCTGAAGACTCTTCTCATTTGGAACTTTGATGAGAGTATTATTTCTCTTCTTCCTGAGGGTGAAGTTCCTTATCGTCCTAATGAAAATCCACTAGGTACGGATCACTCATCTTTGCGTAGAGATTACAAGAATCTTTATAACTTTGTGAAAGGTGGTAATGATTCTCTTTCCAAAGTTCGTAGAGAGACAATTTTTATTCAGATTCTCGAATCTCTTCATCCTCTTGAGGCAGATATTCTTGTTCTTGTAAAAGATAAAAACTTGGAGAATAAATACGATATCTCATTTGATATTGTACAAAAAGCATATCCTGATATTCAATGGGGCAATCGTTCGTGAGTGTAGTTGCGGAGAGAAAAATGGCAGAATCTAAAAAGGAAAAGACAAGATATCTGCCTCATGAATATGGATGTGAGATTCTCTTTGAAAGAGCAACGATGGTTCAGGCAAAAGATTCATCACTTCCAAATGATGCATATCTTATTTGGTATAATGTAGATGGTGAAACTTTCTTGGATGTAACCCGTTGCAGAAAGAGAGTTGATCTGTTTGATTTCTATTATGATAAGTATGGTCCAGGATCAGTTCGTAAGATTGATTTTGGATACGGAAGAGTAAACCCAAAGTTATGGGGATATAAAGCACCAGAAAAAAAGAAAAAGAGATGAGTGAAGGATTTAGTGAAGAAAAGATTGATGTATCAATCAACAAAAATGAAGTAAAAAATCTTCTTAAGAAATATAAGAAGATTAAAAAATACATGCGGTCTCCAGTGTTTACTGTCAAAAACTTAGATGGAACTGAGAAGATTGTCAGTGAACTACTGAAGGACGTAGAAAATGGGTAAGCACTATCTTTTAAATCTTTACGGATGTTCATTTGTTCTTTTGGACGATGAAAAATGTCTTATTGACTTATTAGAAAATGCTGCATCTGCTAGTGGTGCTACTGTGGTTCAGACTATTTCTAAGAAGTTTGAACCACAGGGAGTCACTGTAATTTGTTTGTTGTCTGAGAGTCATATTAGTATTCATACTTGGCCAGAAGAAGGGAAGGCAGCAGTAGATGTATATACTTGTGGAGATTGTAATCCTAAAATTGGATGTGATATTATCATCCAACAACTTTATGCTCAAGAACATACTTTGAGTTATATTGAGCGTTAACTAAATACACTATATCTGGAGAAGTCTATGCTCTCTACCCAATATCGTTTACGCCTTGAAGCAATCTGCGAGAGAATTGTGAAAGGCGAATCCGTAGAGTTAAGTGAAATGATCTGGGCAGAAAAATTAGCAAAGTCAAATAGATCTGCCGCAACTATTTTAAGGCAAGCAAGAAGACGTGCTGCGAATCCTGAAATGACTGAAGATAGTCTTGATGGATTTATGAATGCGTTGGACCTTGGAGATCCTGACCCATCAAATCATCGCACTGGATTTAATGGTGCTGATGATATTATTGATTTCTTTACTGGAGATAAACCAGACGATTGGAGACAGCGAGATTAAACTGTAGCAGAAAATACAAAAAATAATTTCTATATAAAGCACGTTCATCCTAAGGGACGGAAGTAGGGAAACCGAAGGAACGCACTTTACACTCAGTAAAGGAGCAACCTAATGTCTAAAGTCGTATATCGTGGTGTAGAATATGATACTCAAAAACGTATTGAGTATCAACAGCAGATGATGCAGCAACCTCAACAATACAACGAAACTTATCGTGGTATTAAGTTTGTAAAGGAGGGGCACAAGTGAAAAAACTTAATGCACTTCAACTCATTAAAGAGCAGAAGCAAAAGGAACAACGCCGTCACCAGGCACTTCTTGTAAATGCAGGAGCAGGAAAATGATTGCTACTATTGCTGCAATCACTGGAGCATCGACGGCATTCATTTTTTTAATTTACTTTGAGATTTTATTATTGAAGAAATGAATCAGAGGGGACTTGACTCCCCTCTTTTTTTTGCTTATAATTACCTTTGTGGAGGTTCATGAGATGGACAAAGAAAAACTAAAGTTAATCATTAGGAATCTGGAATCTCTTGTTGATTGTCTTAAGTCAGAAGTTTATTCTGATACAGATTCCTATTTAAACTATGAGGACGTTGCTCCTCACCTTACCGACTACGATGAAATCTTTGAGGACGATGATGGATACCCAGATTGAAGAATTTGAGTTTATGAAACCAGAAGTAAAATTAATCAGTGTTACTCCTGACGCAGAAAAGCACATGGCATATTGTGCTCGTGTAAGTAACCCTGCAAATCAGGAGAACGAAAAGTTCTCTGGACTACTTAAGTATTGTATTCAACACCAACACTGGAGCATCTTTGAGCAAGCAAGTATGACAGTAGAAATTAATACTACTCGTGGTCTAGCAGCTCAAATCCTTCGGCACCGTTCTTTCACATATCAAGAATTTTCGCAACGGTATGCTGATGCAAATCTTCTGAACAAGACTATTCCTCTTCCTGAACTTCGTCGTCAGGATACTAAGAATCGTCAGAACAGTATTGATGATATTCCTGATTATTTGAAACTGACTCTGACAGAAGATATTCGTGTTCATTTTGAGCAGGGTCTGAGACTCTACAATCGTCTTCTGGAGAAAGGTGTGGCAAAGGAGTGTGCAAGGTTCGTACTGCCCTTGGCGACTCCTACAAGACTCTATATGACCGGTTCTGTAAGGTCATGGATACACTACATCGATCTGCGTTCTGCTCACGGTACACAGAAGGAACACATGGAGATTGCTGAACTGGTTCGTTGTATCTTCACTTGTCAGTTCCCTTCTGTATCTGAAGCACTTGGTTGGACTCGTGAAGGATGCTCTGAGTGTTCTGATGCACCTTCTATTACTATCGAATAAATATCCCTATACATTATTCTTAACAATGCCAGTATATCCAGTTAAAAATTTAAAGACAGGTGATACACAAGAACTTGTCATGTCAGTTGCTGACTATGAACAATGGAGAAAAGATAATCCAGATTGGGACAAAGATTGGTCTCAGGGATGTGCAGGAGTTGGTGAAGTTGGTGAGTGGCAAGAGAAACTTGTAAAGAAAAATCCAGGGTGGAATGAAGTTCTTCGTAAAGCTTCAAAAATGCCTGGAGCAACTGTAAAACCTTTTAAAATTTAATATATGGCACGTAAAAGAGCACCGAATCCTGTACCATTTGGAATGAGTAACAGACAAATGAAACGCAAGAAGCCAATCAATCTCGATATAATGAAGACGATTGAGCCTCTTACTGACAATCAGGAAGCATTATTTAAGGCATATAAACTTGAACAGAACTTAGTTGCTTATGGTGCCGCAGGTACTGGTAAGACTTTCATCACACTTTATAATGCTCTACGTGATGTTCTTGATGAGAAAACTCCTTATGAAAAAATCTATCTTGTCCGTTCTCTGGTAGCAACTCGTGAGATTGGATTCCTACCTGGAGATCATGAGGACAAGTCAAGTCTTTATCAGATTCCTTATAAGAACATGGTGAAATACATGTTTGAGATGCCAGACGATTCTGCTTTCGAAATGCTCTATGGAAACCTCAAAACTCAAGGAACGATTAGTTTTTGGAGTACTTCTTTTATTCGGGGAACTACTCTGGACAATGCAATTATTCTTGTAGATGAATTCCAAAACTTGAATTTCCACGAACTCGATAGTATTATTACTCGTGTTGGTGAGAACTCTAAAATTATGTTCTGTGGTGATGCAACTCAGTCAGACCTTGTAAAGACTAACGAACGTAATGGTATCGTTGACTTTATGAGAATTCTGAGAGTCATGCCTTCTTTTGATATGATTGAATTTGGAGCAGAAGATATTGTTCGTTCTGGACTGTGTAAAGAATACATCATCGCAAAAATGGAATTGAATCTCTGATGTTTAATCATGTTGAATTGAATCTCCCTTCTCTTGAGAGGGAAATGATTGATGGAGTTCGTTATTATAAAGTAGGTGATAGTGATGAACTGCAAAAGTTTGTTTCTATCACCTCTGTCATCAGTCACTTCAATAAAGAAAAGTTTGCTGCTTGGCGTGAAAGAGTTGGGAACGAGGAAGCAGATAAGATTACTCGTAAGGCAACAAGTCGTGGAACTGATGCTCATACTTTAATTGAACATCACCTTAAGAACTTAGATCTTCCAACTGTTCAACCAATCTCAGAACACTTGTTTAAGATTGCGAAACCTGCTCTTGATCGTATAAATAACATTTATGCTCTTGAAGGTTCTCTTTATAGTCAATACTTAGGTGTTGCTGGTACTGTAGATTGTATTGCAGAATTTGACGGGGAACTTTCAATCATCGATTTTAAGACTTCTAAACAACCAAAACCACGAGAGTGGATTGATGGATACTTCGTTCAGTGTTGTGCGTATGCATGTATGCTTCATGAACTCACTGGATTATCCGTAAAGAAGTTTGTGATTATCATGACTTGCGAAAACGGAGAAGTAGAAGTCTACGAAGAATACGACAAAACAAAATACATCAGACTACTTACACAATACATCAAGAAATTTGTCAACGATAAACTAGAACAAGTTTCTTGACTTTAAATTTCTTTGTGTTAGAATGAATAAAAGTTGAGGAAAAAGATTGTACATCACTGTGTTAGGTCAAATGGAGAATGAATTAGAAAAAGCATTAGAGAATAAGTTTTTCTGCCCTTCTCGGTTTGCCCAAGAGATTGAGAATCTCGTGCAACATAATGAAGACATGAATTACATTGATGCTATCGTTCACTTCTGTGAGAAGAATAGTATCGATGTAGAGTCTGTTCCAAAACTTATTTCAAAACCATTGAAGGAAAAGATTAAGTATGAGGCTATGGAGTTAAACTTCTTGAAGAAAACTTCTCGTGCTAGATTAGTGTTTTGATTCCATTTTAGGTGGAAAAATTTTCCCGGTAAAAATCCTTATATTACTTTTTTTGAATGGTGCCTTTTGATACCTATAAGACTTACCTTGCTCTGAAGAATCACTTTACGAAAGATTCTTATGATTATCACAAGTATCAAGGTAAAAGTCGTGCATCTCTTCAATCCTTTTATAAACGAAAGGATCGATACTGGTTTGAGAAGTTATCCAGACAAAAAGAAGATAAAGAAGTCATAGATTTTTTTGTTGCAAACTTTATTAGTTGCACTGATCCTCAGACGGTATGGATTGGTGAACTGATTAAAGAAGGAGAAACAAGATATAAGTCTTGGCAAAAAAGAATACAGTCTCTTTCTTACTTGTTTAAGGAAGAGTCGCAACAATTATTTGAAAATAAATTTGAAGAAGTGTTTGACTGTTCAAAAGGACATCCACAACTTCTAAAAAGTTTCCTGATCGGTAAAATTAGTCTGGAAACAATGGTGATATATGACAAAATATTCCTGTTCGGGAAAGATTTTGATAAGAAATTAAAAGATCCTGTGTGGGAAACCGTCAGTTTAAAAATGAAAAAATATTCTCCGTTCCTACATATAGATGTATTCCATTATAAAAAGATACTCAAACAAATTGTTGGAGGAACATGAGTTTTTTTGATTCTGAAGTCGTCCGTGCTGAGATGGCTGAAATTTCTGAACTTCAGGAAGATGTTTATAGAAATGTTTTTGAATTTCCTCGTATGTCTAAAGAGGAAAAATTGTTTCATGTTGCTCTCTTAGAGAAACTGCTGAACAAACAGCAGATTCTTTATACTCGTTTGAAACTTTCTGATGATCCTGAAGCAATCAAGATGAAAGAAAGAATCAAAGAGTCAGCACAAATGATGGGTCTTCCTCCTCATGTTGATATGAGTATCATCTTTAATAACATGGAAAAACTTCTTGAAACCATGAAGGAACGCATTGACAATACGGGTTCCGACCTGTAAACTGATGGGGTACACAAAGGCCAAATCCAAACAATCCGAGGTATACAAATGTCTTTTGAAAATCTGAAAAAGCAATCCAAACTGGGTTCTCTCACCGAGAAACTGGTGAAGGAAGTAGAGAAAATGAACACTGGTTCTGGTGGTGCTGATGAACGTTTCTGGAAACCAGAAATGGATAAGACCGGTGTTGGTTCTGCAATCATCCGTTTTCTTCCTGCACCTGAAGGTGAAGAACTTCCCTGGGTAAAAATGTATTCACATGCTTTCCAAGGCAATGGTGGTTGGTACATTGAGAACTCTCTGACTACAATTGGTCAGAAAGATCCTGTGTCTGAGCACAATCGTGAACTCTGGAACAGTGGTAGTGATAAGGACAAAGAGACTGTCCGTAAGCAGAAGCGTAAACTGTCTTACTATAGCAACATCTATGTGATCAAAGATCCTGCTCATCCTGAGAACGAAGGTAAAGTCTTCCTGTTCAAGTTCGGTAAGAAGATCTTTGATAAGATTCTGAATGCTATGCAACCCGAGTTTGAAGATGAAGAACCCATCAATCCTTTTGACTTCTGGGGTGGTGCTAACTTCCGTCTGAAGATTCGTAAGGTAGAAGGTTACTGGAATTACGATAAGTCTGAGTTCGATTCTCCTTCTGCACTTATGGATGATGATGACGCACTGGAAGCACTGTGGAAGAAAGAGTATTCTCTCTCTGCAATCGTTGCTCCTGATCAATTCAAATCGTATGAAGATCTTGAAAAGCGTCTGAAGTATGTTCTGGGTCAGAAGTCTGCTCGTGCCGCTGTCCAAGAACAGGAAGATGAGTATGACTCTTACACTCAAACTCCTTCTAAGGAAGAGAGTGTAATCGCAGAACTGGAGCAGTCTTTTGCTCGCAGTAAGTCTCCTTCACTTCCTAAGATTGAGACTTCTGATGAAGATGAAGATGATGCTCTGAGTTATTTCCAGAGGTTGGCAGAAGACTGATTACTCAAACAGTCTAATATTATCTCCTTTCTTCAGGGTGGTGGTCACAAATTGATCACCACCTTTTTTGTATGGCATGATATCATCAAGGTCATTAAAGACTACATTTAGATATTGTGGTTTCAGTGCAAAAATATTTCTTTTAGCATCTTCGATTTGATATTCATACTCGTGATTGGTCACCGCAGTAACAATTTCCGTAGAAGGTAAGGTTACATAATAACCAAGACCATCATCATAGTATTCATAGTAATATGCGTTACCAACTCCAATGTTTCCTTCAATAGTAAATATAACTTCTTCTGTTTCATTGATCGTTGGATCTGCAACTGCTGGAATAGATGGTAGTTCATAAGTAAATACGACAGCAATATCATCGAATGGAGCAATAACTGAAGTTACTATAAATCTACCATTGAATACAAACTCCGATACGTTGTTTACACTTACTTGATCTCCAACTCTTAGTCCTTGAATACCATTATTTAAAGTTACAGTGACAGTTGTGGATGGAATGCCAGCACTTCCTGCAAAAATTTGTGATATATTTGTTCTTGTTGCTTGAATGAAGTTTCCATTTGTCCTCCATGTGCTTGGTGTTCTTAATCCACCAGGAAGAACTGTAATACCTCTAGAGTTCTTAACTTCTATAGTTTCATAGTGATGAACTCCTGAATAGAGTTCCTCATAAGAACCATACTTTTCTAACATTACTTTATCGAATACCGATTGTGACATCGGCCATTCAGTTTGAATATTGAGAATGTTGTTTGATAAAAGAACAACCCAATCTAATGTTGAATCATTGTAAAGTTTATATGCAATATTATCAGGTCTTTCATCACCAACGATCTTATACTTTGTGAAGAAGTTTAGATTACCAAAAATATCTTCACGAAGTTTTCCCTTCTTGAAAAGGTTCTTTACTTCAATATAATTTGAGATGTCAAGATTATCTGCATTACGATTGACATATTCAAAGTTAGGTACTTGTCTGAAGTAAGGTCTTGCCATTTTTAGAATCCCATATCGTTATCTGAATCTTGATAATCACTTTCGTAAATTGGAGTCAGTTCGGAGAATTGCATTGATACGGTGTAAGATGTCATTGAACCATCTTTATATGTCATATAACTTCCATCTGGAGTATATTCTACATTCAAGTTTGTGAGAGCACATGGTTTAATTTTATTTAAGAATGGATGCTGTCCACCCTCAGAATATATGTAACTCAATTTGAAAACATGTGGAGTTTTTAAAAATAGTCCTGGATCTTCTTTTCTTACTGCCATGTATTTTTTCAGATGCCTTATTATTTTTTTAACTACAACAGCTTCTTTACTACTTCTAGGGGTAAATGTATAGTTATAATTGAATGATCTAAGTTGAGGTCCTCTGAATAGCAATTCGAGGTTGGGGTTTATCACTTTACCTGTAGAACGAGTAAAAATATTTGCTCCTACTGCTTGTCCTGCGAAGTATGTGATAATATCACTAGGGTCTATTGATAATCCAGCTTGACTTAGACTTGATCTTATACTTTCTAGAGCATCGGATCCTGCAGCACCAAAGTTAAATTTTGAAAGATTTTCTATTAAACCAGCACCCAATCTTGCACCAGCTAATTGAAGTGGATTTAATTGATCTGATCCCCAATCAACAGAATTGCTGTCCGATATTCCTGGTTGCATTGGTAAAACAATAGTGGGTCCTATTGACCCACTAAGTCTTTCATCTGGACTTTGTAATTTAAATCCTTGTTGACCTTCTCCAAGTAAACTTTCAAATCTATTCAATTCGTGAGTGCTTATCTTTAAGTAATCATAACTACCATCATTACTTAAAGGGTATCTTAAATCACCTGAAGCATCTGCTGAAGTGCTTCCTCCATTAGTATCTGTGTTTGTTGACAATACTCCACCAGTAAGATTTAAATTTGGATCAAAAGATAGATTAAGATTCTCTCCACCTATTGATTGATTAATTGTGTTCCAATAAGTTGCATCATTAGATAATGAATTCATCCACTCATCTGGAGCAGCTAATTGTTCATAGTTTCCTTTGCCATACACATTGGCATAACTTATTGACCCATCGGAATTTAAATTTCCCGTTGCGGTTGCTGAGTTAACTTCTTGTTGTGTGTAAGGAACAACCGGAAGTCTTTTTACGGTGGAAGCATCTTCATTAACTTCAGTTTGAAATGATTGTCCACCTAATATGTAAGGTTTACTGGTTGCCATCAGACACTTTTTAGTTATTTAGTCCTGATTTTCCCATAAGGTAAAGAACGGAGATAATCAATCTCATTTGATTTTACTAGATGAAGTGCTCCTGCTACTTCTTGCCAGGTATAGTTTCTCATCATTCTCCAATGATAGTTGAAACCTTTGAATCCCCATCGTTGTACTTCAGTCACAGCAACTAAGGGATGTTCATCATAAGTAATCTCTGGAGTTTTTGGTATGTATATAAAGGTATAGTAGTTTCCAGGATCAGGAACATATTCTATTTCTCTGAATACCTCCATGATACTCATCATAATCAGGTCTGCATCTTCAGATCCATCCAACTTTCTTTTCAGTTGTGATATTCTTGGTGATTGTTTCTGAACATTTTGTCCAAAACCCTGTGCCATTATCCTAACCCTAGTTCGTTTTCGGTTATAATACGAAACTCAAGCATTCTGTCAGCACAAAATTCTTTAGCAGCTTTCCACTTTGCTTCATTCACTGCATAAGTTTTAACTTCGTTGATGAATGTTCTTGTTCTCTTTTTGCTTGTTTGAACAGGAGGCATTGTTTGTCTCTTTGGTTTAATTTCAATCACATACTTTTTGATCTCACCAGACTGTTCACGAACTTTGATAATGAAATCTGGAAAGTATCTTCTGACTCTACTAGTGGTAGGATCAAAATAAGGAATGAAGAACTCTTCTGATCCCCATTCTAAAATGTTCTCATTTAAGTCACACCACCGACAGAAACGGCGTTCCCAACTGCTACGACAGATGATATTATTTGGATCACCTTTATACTTTTTCGGATACTCGGGTTTATAACGACTCTTAATGCTTTCTGCCATTATACATAATATATCGGTAGAAGTATTTATAGATGGCAGGTATCCGCCCAGACAGATTATCGGTAAGTGATATCAAATCTAGATTGTTAAACGTTGCTCAAACTTCATTATATCGTTTGACAATACCAGTTCCTGCTGGGGTTAGGACCTTTGTATCTCAGAGAGGAATTAGTACCTTAGATATTGATAATATTTCTTTGTTGTGTACAGAAGCAAGTCTTCCTGGATCAACTTTGGCAACTCATGATGTCACAAATGATTATCATGGTGTAAGTGAGAAGATGGTTTATCGCAGACTCTATGATGAGACTGCTGATATGACCTTTTATGTGGATAGGGAATATAAAGTTGTTGAATTCTTTGAGAGTTGGATAGATTATATTACTGGAGTTGGAGATGTTTTCAATAGAGAACAATTCAAAAGTCCATATGTTCATCATCGTGTAGAATATGCTGATAATTATAAGATAAATTTTTACCTCTCAAAGTTTGAAAGAGATCATCACTTCAATGGATCCACTAGAACTCTTGATTATACTTTTGTATATGGATTTCCTGTCAGTATTACAGCAATGCCAGTTTCATATGATCAAAGTCAAATATTAAAGTGTAATGTATCTTTTTCATTCATTCGTTATGTAATGCAGAGAAGTGGTTCTTCTGATGTTTCGGTTGTTAAAAATCAAAATGCTCCTGGAATCAGTGAACTTGGACAGTTTGATCCCAAAAATGAATTCATAAGTCCTGAGTTTGGAATATCTGAAACCCCAGCATCAGAATTTAATACTTCAAAAATGACTAGAACACTTACCAATGAATATTATGTTAATTTCGGTCAAAATGCTCAAGACGCAACGAACACAGCAAACTTCTTTAGAGTTGGATAAATATCATTACTGAAACTTCTATAGGTCATTATGCCTTTACCGACTATTGCAACACCAACTTATGAACTTGAGTTGCCATCTACAGGAAAACCAATCAAGTACCGACCTTTCTTAGTTAAAGAAGAGAAACTACTGGTCTTAGCACTTGAGACAGAAGATACTAAAGAAATCTCAAATGCCATCAAGGCAGTACTCAAGAATTGTATCCAAACAAAAGGTATTAAGGTAGAGGCACTACCAACCTTTGATATTGAATACTTGTTCTTGAACATTCGTGGTAAGTCCGTTGGTGAAGAGATTCAAGTAAATCTTATTGCACCTGATGATGGAGAAACATCGGTGCCTGTAACAATTAATATTGATGAAATTAAAGTTCAGAAAGCAGAAGATCATACAAATAAGATTAAACTTGATGATAGTTTGATGATGGAAATGAAGTATCCATCACTTGATCAGTTCATCAAGAACAACTTTGACATGTCAGGTAATGTTGGTATTGATCAATCTTTTGATTTGATTGCTTCTTGTGTAGATAAAATTTACAGTGAAGAAGAAGTTTGGGTTGCTGCTGATGTAACTAAGAAAGAACTGGTTGATTTCTTAGAGCAGATGAATTCTATTCAATTCAAGCAAGTTGAAAAGTTCTTTGAGACAATGCCCAAGTTGTCTCATGAAATTACCTTTACAAATCCAAAGACAAAAGTAGAAAGCACTGTAGTATTAGAAGGGTTATCAAGTTTTTTCGCATAGGAATGGTCCATATGGACCTTGAGAACTACTACAAGATTAACTTTGCCTTGATGCAGTTCCATAAATATTCATTAACAGAGGTTGAAAATTTGATTCCTTGGGAACGAGATGTCTATATTGGTTTATTACAACAACATCTGGAAGATGAAAAACTAAGACAACAGCAGAATGGCTGATAACATCCCCAGTTTAGACGATCTACTTAAGAGCATTCAAGAAGAGGATGATGATAACATCCCTGGTTTGGATGATCTGTTGGAAAGTATTAAAAACGAGGATGTACCTCAATCATCTTCCGCACTTGCTGTTATACCAAAAAAACCAGATGATTTAGTAGAAGAAGATATAGACTCTCAGATTCTTTCTATCTTAGGGTTGGAAGAAGTCTTTGATTTAACTTATGAAGAGTATGCTTCTCTCTTAAAGGAAGCAGCAGTTAAAGGAAGAATGCCAGACTCTCAGATGACAACTGAGAGTATTGAGTTAGTTACAAATGAACTCAAGAGAGTAAGGAATAAGACTGGTAGGTTTAAAGTTAAACCAAAGAAGATTGATATTAATAAAGTATTAGATCGTAAACAACCAACTCCTCCTGGTGCGATTGTAAAGGCACAGAAACTTATACCACAAGCAGCAGAGGTAGCACCCGAGCAAGAGAAAAAACCTGTAGTTGATACTGAGAATTTACAGGGAGATCTTATTGATGGTATTGGTAATATTTTAGAGTCTTTGATTACCATCAGAACTTTATTGTCAAGTCAAAGTAAGACGGAACAAAAAGCAGCACAAGAAGATAGAAAAGAAACAGAAAAGAAAAAGAAGAAGGAAAGAGAATCAATATTAGAAAAGAAGAAACCAAAGTCACCTATACTTAACGCACTCACTAAACCTGTTGATGATTTCTTTGGTGCGATTAAGAGATTCTTTACGAATGTTCTTTTGGGTTCTGTTGTTCTTGGAATGTTTAGGTGGTTGAAGGATCCAGCAAATCAAAAAGCAATTGATGGGTTTGCTAACTTCTTACAGAATAATGCTGGGTTAATACTTGGCGGATTACTTGCGATTGCTTTACTGCCTATTGCTCCAATGTTGTTGGGGTTAACCAAAACACTACTAGGTGGTGTTGGTCTTCTTAGTGGAGCACTTGGTGGACTTGGTGGACTATTATTAAAAATACCTGGACTAGGGGCAGCTGCCGCAGCAGCAGGTCCTGTTGCTGGAGCAATAGCAGCAAGTGGAGCTGCTGCTGTTGGAGTCACTTTAGCTATGAAAGGAACTTATGATTTAATAAGAGGTCAGATAGCAGGTGGTGGAGATTTTGCCAAAGTTGATGAGCAGTTGAGAAATAAACTTGCAGGATATGGTATAACTGAAACTGGAATGACTTATAAAAAAGGATCTAGAAAACAACAAAAGTTGTCGGCATCCCAACAAAAAATGTATGAAGAAATACAAGGAAAAAGAAATGAATTAAAAAAATTAAAAGAGGAAAGAGATGTTAAAATAAGAAATATTGAGTTAGATCCAAAGTATTATACACAAAAATCTCCCAGATCTGCTAGAGTTTTGAGTAAAGAGGGTGAAAGAAAAATACAAGAAATTAGAGAATCTTATAATCAAAAAGCATTAAAAGTATTTCAACCAGAACAACCATCAGTTCAACCACAAACTCCAGCAGTTCCTGGAGCACCACCATCCCAAAAAGGATTGCCATCATTACCTCCAACAAATACTCTTCCAGGAAAACAGCACTATGGTGCAGATAGAGGAGGAGGGAGAAAACACGCTGGTGTAGATTTTGATGCTGGTGCTAATGATTCATTCTATAGTAGAATAGGTGGTGAAGTTACTAATATAGGTAATGATTCTGGTGGGTATTACAAATATGTTGATATATACAACCCAGAACTTAATGTCACTGAAAGAATTGCTGAAGGTGATACCATTTTAGTTAGAAAAGGACAAAAAGTTTCTCCAGGAACTCCAGTTGCTAAGGGAACAAATACTACTGGAGTTTTTCATTATGAAATAAGAAAAGGTAAAGCAACAACTTTTGGATTTGCTGGAACATTAGATCCTATAGCATTTTTAGGAAATCCAACTACGCAAACTCAAGTAACACAGTCTCCAGCAGCACAAGTAGCACAAACAGCAGCACCTACACCATCAATACCATCACCAACTGGTAGAGGTAATATTGTGCCTATACCAATACCAACTGGAGGTGGAGCACAACAGGCATCAAGTGGAACTGCACCTAATCAAGCACCAGTTCCAAGATTCTCCTCCGAGGATCCAAACAACACAACTACTATGGTTGTCAGAGCAATCTATAACATCGTAGGATAATGTTACCAGCACTCGTCGGATTTGCCGCAAAGGCATTACTACCATCAGAAAAGAAAGTTGATAAGGATAAGTTCTTTGAGAAGAAGAAAGCATCCTCTATTCAAAAGATTGATGATGAGAGTGCTGTAGTAAAACAACCAACGGTTCAAAAGAAAACCGTATCGACTAATTTACTTCTTCCTCCAGCAGAAATTAAAGCACTTCCTCCTGCTGCTGAAGTTAAGAAAGATGTAAAGACTGGCAGACTAGATGATATTTTTGATAGAGTTGGTGAGACTCTTCAAGGTATTATTGATGTATTGAGTAACAGAAATCAAACTCAAAAAGAAGAAGAGACTAATAAGAAACAACAGGCAAAGGTAGATGAGAAAAAGGAAAAAGAAGAAAAGTTAGAAAAGGATGCAAAGAAAAAACCATTCAAGATGCCTAACATAAAGGCACCTGAGGATAAGTTTAATCTTATGAGATTCTTTGGTAATGTTTTACTTGGATCTCTTGCTCTTGCGATCTTCAATAATCTTGAACAGATTATAGAGACTCTAAAAAATGTTTTTCAAACCATTAAAGATTTCATTACGAAAGTTGGTGAGTTCTTTAGTCCTGTTTGGGATGGATTGAAATGGATTACTGGAGAAGGAACAAAGTTAGTTGGAAAATTACTTGGTGTTCCTTCAGAGAATCTTGATAGTAAAGACATCAAAAAAAATATTGATGAGATCGCCAAGAAGATTCCATTCTTAGAGAACTTATTTAAAGGTATTCAAAGCACTATTGATAGTCTTCGTGGTGGTGGAGAGTCTTCTCAACCAAATGCTGGTGGTGGAGGAGGTGATGGTGGTGGTTATGTTTCTCCTGCTGTTGGATCAAAGGCAGGAGCATATGACATTGCTTCTAAAATCGGTGCAAATAAACAACAGTGGGATACCTATAGAAATACAATCGCACAGATAGAATCTGGTGGAAGATATGATGTTGCTGGTGGTAGTGGAAAATATTATGATGGAAGATATCAAATGGGTGGACCTGCAAAAACTGATGCTGCAAGAATTTTAGGAATACCAGATCCTGGACATTCGGATAATCCTAATGATCCAAGAAGAGTGGCTTTCAGAAAGAATCCAGAACTTCAGGAAAGAATGTTTGCAGCATATACTCTTGCAAATCACGGATACCTTTCTTCTGATAGAAATTATCAATCAAAACAAACAGTAGAACAAAAACTACAAGTTCTTGGATACGCTCACAATCAGGGTGCTGGTGGAGCATCAAAATGGATGAGAACTGGGAAGGTAGGTAAAGATGGATTTGGGACTTCGGGAACAAAATACAGCAATGCACTGAGAGAAGCATTTAAAAGATCACCATCTTATAGACAACAGCAAGCAGATACGACTGCCCAACAAGCAGCACAACAAGCAGCTGCACCAGCACAAACTCAAGCACCACCTGCTCCCACATTACCTTCACCACAGCAGGCATCTGCAGCAGCACCATCATCGCAAGCAGCAGCACCAGCACAAGCACAAGTCTCATCAACACAAGCACCACCAGCAGTATCTGCAAGTGTTCCTCAGATTATGCAACAAGCAGATTATGAGATTCCTGGTGGTACTCCATCATCCACAATACTTCCAATACCTATCGGTGGTAGTTCTTCACCGATGATGATGGGCGGTGGAGGAACAAGAGTGGTTCCTATTGGTATGTCTAAACAAGAACTATTAAATAGTTATTATCAAACTCAACTTATTGGGTTCTTATACAAACAAGGATAATGGCAGATAATCAGGCAACAAGAGCAGGTAATATAACCAAGTTTGATATTCAATCTACTGATGGCACCAAAGCCATAGACATTTCTGCTGGTGTTGTTGAGTTAAATTACTATGAAAATATACTATCTAACTCAATATCAATGACCGCAACTGTTATTGATACTGGTTTTACTGATAGTAAACTTGGTAATGTTGGAATAGTTGATGGTCTTCCTCTTCGTGGTGGAGAATTGTCAACCATTGTTGTTGAAGATAACCAACCAAAACCAAACAAATTAGAATTCAAAACTGAAAAATCTTTTTATATTAATCGGGTTCGTGATATAGATCCTGGAACACAAAAAGATCTTTATTCAATTGACTTTGCACCAAGAGAATACTTTGCAAATGAACAAAGTAGAGTTGTAAAAAGATATGATGGTAATATATCTGATAACATTAGACAGATTTTAACAAAACCATTATCGAATGGAACTGGTTTGTTGACTCAAAAGAATGTGAATGTTGATGATACACTAGTTAAGTATAACTTTATTGGTAATGACAGAAAACCATTCTATGTTTGTACTTGGTTAGCATCAAAATCAATTCCAAAAGAAGTTGGAAAGGATGATGGAGCAGCAGGTTATTTGTTTTACGAAACTTATGATGGATATAATTTTAGATCAATTGACGCTTTATTTGCTCAGAAGTATGGGGATAAGAACTATAAGAAAAAGTATATCTACAATAATACCGAATCAAAACCAAATGAATATGATGATAAGGTATTATCCTACAACATAGAAAGAGATATTGATCTTGGTAACAATTTGACTTTAGGAACCTATGCGAATAGAAGTATCTTCTTTGACTTTTATGCTATGGACTATAGAGTTAGACAATATAGTGTTGATGATAATCAAAAAGATAAGATTGTTAATGGTGGATTGGATGAAATTTTATCAGTCTCTGAGGAGTTTAGAAAACCTGTATCAAGATTGATGAATCACGTTCTTGATGTGGGAACATTACCCGCAGGAAAAGATGCAAATGCTCAATTAGAAACTTGGAAGAATACTCCATTTGATCCTACTTATGATGCTGCAAGAACAATGGTTCAGTCTGTAATGAGATACAATCAAATGTTCTTGATTAAGGTGAACGTTATAGTTCCTGGAGATTTTAGTTTAAGAGCAGGTGATTTAGTTTATTGTGACTTCCCTGGACTTACTGTAGAACAAAATAAACAAGTCAATAAGCAGAGTGGTGGCATATATATGATAGCAAGTTTGTGTCACCGAATTACACCAAGAGTAACATTTACGAGTATGACTCTCGTAAGAGACAGTTTTGGAAGAAAACCGTTCAAGTAGAAAAATGTCAGAAAAATCACTACAACAACACATCAATGATGATAAGGATCAATTGGATGATCCCAATACAAGTGGTCAACGTCGTCGTCACTTAGAAGACGAATTAGAACACCTAGAAAAATATCAGGCAAATCATCCTGATACTGATCATGATCCAACTGGATTTGAGATGTATTGTGATGAGAATCCTGATGCATTAGAATGTAGAATCTATGATTGAACAAGGACTTTTTAAAAGACACTTTGTTGGTCGTGATGGTTTTATCTGGTGGATAGGTCAGGTAGTATCTGAAGAAAAATGGTCAGGTAATCTTCCTGGATACCGAACACCCACCACAGAAGATCATAGAGGATTTGCTGAACGATATAAAGTTCGCATTATGGGATATCATACTGCGAACAAAAAAGAATTGACTGATGAACAGTTACCTTGGGCATCGGTTATGTATCCTGTTACCTCTGGATCTGGTGGGGCAGGAACATGGTCTAACGCAGCACTTCGCCAAGGTAGTTTTGTGTTTGGATTCTTCATTGACGGTGAAGATGCTCAACAACCAGTTATCATGGGTGTAATTGGATTCAATGAATATACATCATTGTCAAAGAGAGATAATGATGATGTTGCATTTTTTCCTTTTAGTGGATTTACTGTTAATGATACGATTCCAAGATACTCCTTAACAACAACAAAAGAAGATCCAAAAGGAACACAAGTAGATTCAAATCAACCAGCAAGCAATAATGGAGTCCAAGAATCTGTTGCTGGACATGAGAAGAAAGATGGTGCTTCTAAAGAACAGTATGAGAATGGGAAAAAGAAAAATCCAGTTGCACAACCATCCACATGTGAAGCAGTTCCATTAGGTGCAATTCAAAAACAAATTCAAAATTTGATTGCCGATATTGAAAGAATCAAGAAAACAGCAAGTGATTGGGAGACAAAAGTATCTACGAAAATTAATAATATAGAAAGTGAAATCAGTAAAGCAGTATCTAAGGCGTCAGAGTTTATTGCTGGTGGTATGAAGTGGTTGATTGAAGAAGTTCAAAAATATACCATTAATAAAATAAACAATGCAATGAAAGATACTTATTATTTCTTATTTCCAAATCAAAGACCTGGACTTAAGAAAGCAGTTGAAACTGCAAATGATTTGATTGCTTGTTTGTTTAGAAAGATTGTCGGTAATCTATTAAAGATGGTCGGCAATTTTTTACTTTCTGCTGTGGACAGGTTTATCAATACTCCTTTATGTGCTGTTGAAAACTTTGTTGGTTCTTTAGTTGGTAACCTTGCAGGACTTATCACATCAACGGTGGATGCTATTTTAGGTCCAATTAAGACAATTGTTGGTGCAGCTTTTGATCTTGCTGGTGGTATTTTAAACTTCATCACTGATCTCTTATCTTTCCTATCTTGCGAAGAACAACCTTCTTGTGCAGAAATAAAAGAGTGGAGTATCTGGGATGGTGCAGAATCAGTTCCGACTTTGGATCTTAATTCAATAATCAGTAAAGTAGAATCAGTAGCAAGCACAGTTACTCAAGCAATTGATCCAAATAATTTTGATTTTGATTTAGATTTTGCTGATGTATTTGATTCTCTTGGATCATGTAATGTTGGTCCAGTATTCTGTGGACCACCAACTGTAGATTTCTTTGGTGGTGGAGGGTCTGGTGCATCTGCTAATGTAATTGTAAGTTCGGTTGGTGATATTTTAGGAGTTGATATAATCACTCCAGGTTCTGGATATACATCAGAACCATTTGTAAAGTTTGTTGATAATTGCGGCACTGGATCTGGTGCTACTGCAAGATCTATTATTAATAATGGACAAGTGGTTGATGTTGTGATTGATAATCCAGGAATTAGTTACTTGTCGTCTCCGAATGGAAATCAAGGTGGAGATGGTAGAACTTGGGCAACAGTTGAACAAACAACTGTGAAAAGATCTGATGAGACTTATGACGATCCATACAATCCTGGTGATGTTTTTGAGGTCAATCCTGGAGATGAGGTTTATTTCAACGGAAATAGAACAACTATAAAAGAACCACAAACAATTACTGCTGCAGTATTGCCCGATGGAGATACTGTTAAAGGTCCAGAACCAACAGTTAACACTGGACAATATCCAGTCATTCTTGAGATTGGACGTGTTGTTATTTCCGATCGTGGTCTTGGATATAATCCTGGAGATGAAATTGTAATCAATCCTTCAAATGGAGCAGTTCTTTCTCCTGAGTTTGATGGACTTGGATCTCTTACAAAAGTAAATGTTGTAAAACCTGGACAAGGATTTACAGAATTCCCAGAGATTTACATTGAAAGTGATACGGGTTATAATGCTAAGATAACTCCAGTATTTAATGTTAGAAGAGTTGATGAGGAACAAATTCAAGTTCCACAGGATCAGATTATAAGTGTAGTAGATTGTGTAGGTAAGTTCTGATGGGACAAAGAATTAATAATCACTTTAATAGAATAGGAAATGATCATGGTGAAATAAGATTTGGTCACATTCACGAAGACAATAACATTGCTGGTGTTCTTCTCAGAACTGGTGAAGATGGTGGAAGACATTATATTCAAATGGATTCCAGTGGTGATATTAATCAAGGAAGAAAAGGATCAACAATCAATGTATGTCCAGGATCTTTTTCTGTAGTTGCAGGAAAAGATGTTGCTAAAGAAACACCGGCAATCTATCAACTTGCAGAGAATGGTGATATAATTATTGGAGCACCTAATGGTCGTATCAAAATTTATGCACAGAATATTGAGTTAATTGCTCAGGGTTCTGATGGTCAAAATGGAGTGATACAACTTGATGGTAATGAAAAAGTCATCATTAAAGCACCTCAAATTGATGTCAATTCCAAGGTATCTACTAAGATTTTTTCAGAAAAAACGGTTGATGTAATTGGTAAGGCAATCTTGAATATATACGGAGGACTTATTGATTGTGCGGATGGTGCAACAAAAATAAATGGTTCTAAAGGTGGATCTACAAACGAGGAGCAAAATAAACTATGAAAGTACCTGATTTATATGTTGGTAAGAGATTATTTGTTGGAGAGGGAGAACCTATTGCTTTAGGAATTGGTCCATTAGAAGCAAGAGGATCTGCTTATATTGAAGGTCCAGCAATTATTGGGGAACCAACGTCATTTCCATTTAACTATGCCACCTTAATGGTTGGTCCAAATAGAAATGGTGAAGCAACAACTCCATTCGTTCCAGGCGCATTATGCACGGGAATTAATAATCCATATTCACTAGCAGTTGATGGTGATGCAGCAATTTTTAATACTTTAGATGTCTCATTAAATATTAATGCTGGATTAAATATTGTTGCACAGGGAGAAGTAATGTCTCGTTGTGGTGGACATATTCTTTCCGCAAAGAAAAACTTTGATATTCCTCACCCAACAAAAGAGGGTTGGAGACTCAGGCACACTTGTCCAGAAGGACCATCAAATGATGTTTATGTTCGTGGTAGAGTTAAAAATCAAACAGAAATTCAACTTCCCGAGTATTGGACCAAACTTGTAGATCCATCATCAATCACAGTATCTTTAACTCCTGTTGGTGCTCATCAGGATGTCATTGTAAAAAGAATCGGAGATAATAAAGTGTTTCTTCAGTCAAAAGGTGGTATGCCAATTGACTGTTTCTATCATATTTTTGGTGAAAGAATCGATGGTGAGAAACTTATTGTAGAATATGAGGGAGAAACCCCAGCAGATTATCCAGGAAACAATAATGAATATTCTGTTTCTGGATACCACTATGACGTTAAGGAGTAATTATGTCTGAATTTATACCAAGAAGTATTGGAAATAAAGATTGTAATCATGTAATTGAAGGAGCTCCAACTTCAGATTGGAAATTTCAAATATACCCATCAACTGGAGATACAGTATACCCAGAGGATGCATGTCCAATTTTAAGACACGATTATCTTGAGTGTACTGACTTAAAGTGGGCTGGAGGTATTTTATCAGTAAAGGCTCCGATTTGGGATTCTAAAAAGTCATTTGATATTCCACACCCAACTAAATCAAATTATAGAATTCGTTATATTTGTCTGGAAGGTCCAGAAGCAGAAGTTTATTTTAGAGGTAAACTTAAAGATGAAACTGTAATTAAACTTCCAGATTATTGGAAAGATTTAGTTGACGTTGAGACTATTGGAGTAACTTTGACTCCTATTGGAAATTATCAAGAATTATTTGTTGAAAAAATTGAATGGGGTACACATATACACATTAAGAATAACTCGGGTTCAACAATTAATTGCACATATGTTGTATATGGAGAGAGAATAGATGTATCTAAAAATATTTCAGTATATGAAGGATCTTCTCCAAATGATTATCCTGGAGATAATCGTGAATATGTCATCAATGGTGGAAGGGCTTGACAGGGCAGACTGAGTGCCCTATAATACTAAGGTAATCAAGAGACGAACTGAATGCAAGACGAGTATCTGACACGTTGCGTGGTCGATCCAATCAAACGAACCGTGTATCTGTACTCCAGTGAGGGGTCGGAAAAGGAAGTAATCTGTGAGACCGTGGATGAATTCATGAACGTGTTGGACTTTGTTCGTGCAACCGTGGATGAAAAAACCCTCTCATACGCAAATCCACTTTAAGTTCCATTTTTGGGGGGAAAAATTCCCGGCAAAATTTTAGTCCTATTACTTTTTCAAAATGCGTCCAGAGACTAGACAATCAATGGAAATGCTTTTCACTGCAAAGTGGAATATTCCTCAGGCAGCATCAAACTGTGGTCTCACTAATAAAGAGATGAAGATTACATTTAATGAATACTGCCGTTTACACCCTCCGACTTATGTGGTAGAATCTAACAATCAACTCAGTCTTCTCTGAGTTTTTATGGGCGTGTGGTGAAATTGGTATCCACAACAAACTTAAAATTTGTCGAGCATTGCTCATGCGGGTTCGAGTCCCGCCATGCCCATGAGGTGATTTATTAGTATTCAGTACGTAAAACTTTTATTGGTTTTCATTCCGTAATACTTTCACCTAAATATCCAAAAGTAATAGGAACTTTCCTATGAAGTACAGAATTGATGCCAGATATTGTTGGTACAATAAAGGAACCATGATTGTTCTGATGTATTTCATAAATCAAGTTCCGTTTACTTTTGATGAACTTCCAGATGAATCCATTTATGATCTGGAATTAGTCAAATTAGCAGATAACGAAAGACGCTTTGAACCTGAGGATTTGTATCATTCATCTTTTTACTTGATTGATGAAGAATGCCATCCTCTTATGTTTGAGGTTGAACTGGAAAATCCAGAAATGTTACCTGCAGATTAAGTAGTAGACCATATAAATAAAATAAAAAGGTCTACTATGTTAGGTAAGTGTAGTTTTTGCTTTATAGAATTTAGATACAATCCAGCAAATAAAACTGGTAAATATTGTTCTAATAAATGCCAACAAAAATTTCAACAGAAACAAAGAATTGATGAGTGGTTAAGTGGTGGAAGACCTCCTGGTAAGAAAGCACTTAAAAAATACCTAACTGAAAATTATGGATATAAGTGTTCTTGTTGCAATATTTCTGAATGGAACAATAAACCATTATCATTAGAGATTGACCATAAGGACGGAAATCCTTATAATAACGATATATCAAATCTTCGTTATATTTGTCCAAACTGCCATTCTCAAACTCCTACATATAAAGGAAAAAATAAAGGTAATGGTAGAGTTGAAAGACGTGATAGAGCAAGATTAGATTTTCACCGACAAAAAATATGCCCCTAAAGCATTAAGTGGCGATGTACCTGACTTGTAATCAGGAGAGGATGGTTCAATTCCGTCTGGGGGCTCTGAGTTCTATAACTCCAATGTCACTTATTTCACAACAAGACCGTCAAATGGTCATTGAAGCACTTGAATATTATGTTCAAAAACTTAAGGACGATAATTGCACAGATGCTTCCATCACCGCATATCAAACCCTCCTTAACTGGATCGAACTGGAGTATTTCAAAAATGAACATTAAACTCTGGTACTGTGAATCGATGAGTCAATGGCGTTGGACTTTAACTGATTCATCACGTCCTATTCGTAAACAAGAATCGGGTCAAAGACCTTTTCTTCGTGATGCGATGAATGATGTAGCAAATACTGTAGAGTATATGTTAGAATGCAAACAAAGTGAGTAAAAATACTTAATGAAATCAGATTTTTACATAGATAGGGTAGGTAAGGAAGAAATCAAAGATCTTCTTTATACCTATCATTATCTTAAAGACGAATCAAAAGATTTTAAATCTGGTTTCAATTATGGGCTTTTCAGATCCTCGGTTTCTGATATTCTGCGGGTTGGTGGTTGTATGGGCGCTTGTGTCTTTACTGGTTTGCCCGTCCCAGAAATAGCAGTTGGTGCATTTGGTTTACAGAGACATGAACAAGAGGGTATCTATGAACTCTCAAGACTTTGTATACACCCAGATATTCAAAAAGAAGAACATAATATCACATCTTGGTTCGTCAGTCGTTGTATCAAGAGGTTTAGAAAAGATGCCACAGTTCGTGCTATTCTTAGTTACGCTGACTCTAATCACCACACTGGAGTTATATACAGAGCTTGCAATTTTCAATACTACGGTCTAACAGCACCTAAGAAGGACTTCTATTATGCAGACGGAACCAAACACTCTAGAGGTAGCATTAACGGTGCTGATGGTGAGTGGAGGGATCGGTCTCGTAAACATCGGTATCTTATGGTATTCGATGAGGGACTCAGAAAAAGGTTGACATGGAAGCAGAAGAAGTGGTAAAATAATATGGTGTGAAGGAAGTGCGAAGAGGAGATCCTTATGGGTCTCCTCTTTTTTCATATGATAAATAATCCATAACGGAAACTATAAGTACTAATAAGATGGGTCTCTCTCGTTTAGACAATTTTCTGAAGTCAGTTCGTGGCACTATCATTTATGTTGATCCTAACAGCATTGATGCCACAGATAGCATCGAGAATCAGGGCAACTCATTAACGAGACCTTTTAAAACACTTCAGAGAGCATTAATAGAAGCATCGAGATTTTCGTATCAAAGAGGTTTAGATAACGATAGATTTAATAAGACAACTATTGTTCTTTACCCTGGAGATCACATTGTTGATAACCGTCCAGGTTGGATTCCTGATGGTGCAAATAACTTTAGATTGAGAAGTGGAGCAACATCAAATGACTTTCCTCCATTTGACTTAACTACTAATTTCGATCTGACAACGGCGGATAATCATCTTTATAGATTGAATAGTATTCATGGTGGTGTAATTATCCCAAGGGGAACTTCTATCGTTGGTATGGATCTTCGTAAGACAAGAATCCTTCCAAAATATGTCCCAAATCCAGAAAATGATGAAATTGAAAGATCTGCAATTTTTCGTGTAACTGGTGGTTGCTATTTCTGGCAGTTCTCTATTCTTGATGCTGATCCTAATAGTATTTGTTATAAGGATTATACAACCAATACTTTTGTTCCTAATTTCTCTCACCATAAACTAACTGCATTTGAATATGCTGATGGTGTTAATAATGTAAGTATTGATGATGACTTCCAAACATATTCAACAGATCGTACAGATCTGGATATGTATTATGAAAAAATTAGCATTGTTTATGGACAATCTTCGGGTCGTCCTATTGAACCAGAATACCCATCAGCTTCACTTGACATTCAACCAAAAATTGATGAATATCGTATCGTCGGTTCGAGAGGTAAGGAAGTAGGAATTACCAGCATTCGTGCTGGAGATGGTGCGACTTCAACAACTACTATTACTGTAACTTTAGCAGAAGTTGCAACAGAATTTGATGTTGACACTCCTATTCAAATCGAAGGTGTTGGTTCTGCTGGATATGATGGTCAATTTGTCGTCTTCAACAAGGTAAATTCGACAAATATTCAATACAAAGTTCAAAATGCTCCTGCGAACCCATTACCTACAGTTACTAATGCAACGGTCAATATTTCTGTTGATACTGTAACATCAGCATCACCATATATCTTTAACATATCGATGAGATCTGTTTATGGTATGTGTGGACTTCATGCTGATGGTGATAAGGCAGCAGGATTTAAGAGCATGGTTGTTGCCCAATTCACGGGTATCGGACTGCAAAAGGATAATAATGCATTTGTAAAATATAATTCAATCTCTGGAACATATGAGGATTCTACTGCTTCTGGAAATGAGAACATAGAATCAGATTCTAGAGCACGATTTAAACCATCATATGAAAACTATCATATAAAGTGTTCTAATGAAGCATACATTCAGATAGTTTCTGTCTTTGCTATTGGTTATGCAAATCACTTCTTAGCAGAGTCTGGTGGTGATCAATCAATCAATAATTCAAACTCAAACTTTGGTGCAAAATCTCTTGTTGCTTCTGGATTTAGAAAAAGTGCTTTTGCGAGAGATGATGTTGGATATGTAACTCACATCATTACACCAAAGGAAAACGAAAATTCTGACACAACAGTAGAATTTATTGCTGTTGATGTGGCAAAGACTGTAGGAATTGCATCAACAAATAGATTATATCTCTATAATCAAACTAACTCATCAATTGCACCAAGATCGGTTATTGATGGATATCGTATTGGTGCTAAGAACAATGAACAATTAAAAGTTCTGATTTCTCAGAGTGGAATTTCCACAGAGTATTCGGCAAGAGTCATTATGCCGAATACTCAATTCACTGGAAACGAAATCACTTCAGAAAAATTATTTACTGTTGGAAGAAGTGTTGCTGGAATTAATAGCATCACAAGCAACACATTTACATTAACTTCAAATCATTCCTTCATTGAAGGCGAATCAATTCGTATAATCAGTGAGTCTGGGCAACTTCCAGATGGATTAATTAATAACACAGTTTACTTTGCGATTACTTCTGGTGGTCTTGGTTCAAATCAAATTAAAGTTGCTCAGACTTTAAACGATGCATTATCTGGTAATGAAATTACTGTCAATAATAATGGTGGAATCTTAAAGATTGTCAGTAGAGTTTCTGATAAAAAGTCTGGTGATATTGGGCATCCTATACAGTATGATACAAATGAGAATCC